TTCTGGATCAGAACATTTGTATGTTAAGTCAGCAGCCTGATATGCAATAGATTCGCATCTGATACATTTTGGAACGAAATTTGCAAGATATTCTTTCATGTCCATATCTTTCGCATAATCTCCCTTGAAGAATTTGTCTTCTGCAAGCATGGAAAAGAGCTCGTCAACCTCAGGCCCTATAGCATATTCTAATTCTTTGTCACTAAATACTACACCAGACACTACTTTGTCGCCTGAAATTTTCCACACTGCTCCGCACTCCAAGCACAAATAATATATAATCTCTACCTCTTCAGAACAGTGGGTACACGTTACAGACTCAGAATAAAATTTTTCTATACATTCGTCGGTTTTATTACAATTAAAACATTCCATCTATATTCTCCCTACTTAGGCGGTAGCATTTCCAAAACTTGTCCGGTAATTTCAACACTATCCTTGGTGAAGCTAAACGCTACTGGTGCGTAAAGCTGTGCCGGTTTTAAGTCTGGATAAAGTTTTGCACCAAACAATACTTTAGAAATTGCAGGCATATATAAAACTTTATTTTTATTAGCCAAGATGTCAAATTCCCCATCAGCTTTGTCAAAGAACTCTGGGTCTAAGTCGGTATAGCTTCCTTTTCTTGGAATAACTATTTTATGTTTCTCTACAACTACTTTAAACCGATAATTCCTAGCTGGCAACATCACCATAGTAGGTGTGCCACGCTGTTCTTTGTCGTTTTCTTTTTTCTTAGACATTCTGTTCCTCCGCCACCATAAAATTATCAACCAAAACCTCTGTCCAATATTTCTTTTCGTCTCCCTGACAATGTTTACACTTACCCTCATAAGATCGTTCTTCAATATGACCATGGATTTTGATAAAAACGTCCTTATCAACTTCTGCCAAAGATTCTGCAACCTGATTCCAAGCCGCTATCTTTAGATACTGTTTTCTATCATTTCCACTTCGGTCCGTAATGGGAATAGCCAGCTTACCTTTAAATAGTTTGCTGTTATTAGCACCTACCGTTTTCAACTCCGGCCACATAATCTGACCCTGTAATGAAACAAAATTTTCTCCTTGCATTTTTAATCTCCTTTACCTAAATATTTATATATAGTTTCTCTGTCTAAGTCCGCCGGGTCTAACCCTTTACCGGTTTTCTCATCTACTTCCGTTATAAAGACAGGAATTACCTTCATTTTGTCACTCAAACTAGAAACTGCTTCTAGCGTACCTCTTACTCCTGCAACATCATTATCAAACATGGTGATCACTCCTTTTAGAGCATATGAACAAAGTAAATTCACCTGTCCTGGTGTTATGTTGTTGCCCATAACAGCGACGGAATTGGTTATCCCGTATTGATACATCCTCCATACACTCTTAAATCCTTCCACTACAATGAGTGGTTTTGTTTGTGCTTCTTCTATAACTCTATGTAGATTGTACAGAACTTTATCTTTCACGAATCCTTTAGTAAGTATATATTTGAAATCGTCATCGGGAGCATTAGGCCTTATATCACGCATCGAGTATGCTACTAGCTCAGTATCTGCATCACGAATTGGTATGATATCTCTTATGAGACCAAAAGAATCTGTGTAACCTCCGCCTATTTCAAAGAAGTCTAATACTGCATTATCAAATTTTTCTATACCGAACAGGCGTGATCTGTATCTACTAAATCTCTTAAGACTATCCTCATTTACATACGAGGGCTTTTCTTGCTCATCCGAATTGCGCCTTATAAAATCTTCTTTTTCTTTTTTTCTCTTGTATTCTAACTGACTCATGAATGCGTTGGTTTCTCCACACAAACTCTGTAAATGTTCAACGGCGTCTTTGAAACCAATCTTCATAGTAGACATAATTAAACCAATTACATCACTACCATACACCTCATTACATCTGTGTGAAAAACACACCCAGCTAAGTGTCTGCTTATTAAATCTGAAAGAGGTTTTATTGTCTCCGCCATGCACATTACAAGCACAACGTAGCTCTTTAGTTGTCTCTCGTGTTATCTTAAAACCTAAAGATTCTAACAGAAACCTTGGATCTATAGATTCCTTCAGCTGTTGAAGCCTCTGTTTGAAGTCATCCCAATCATCACTATTTTTATATAAGGGCATTGTCGCCATAATCTTCAATGTATTCCGATAAATCATCCGATTCATTATCAACTACGCTGCCGTAGTTATTGGGCTGCATATCAGCTCTTACTTCTTTTATTAAAAGCTGTTTCTTAAAGAAGAAGTAACTTATACCGCCCTCTCCTGTACTACCCCCACGTCTGGTATCCTTAATTATCAACTTATGAGACCCTTTTTGGTAGTTTTCTTCCTTTCTTTCGTCTTCTCTCTTGGCCTGCCAGAAAGCTACAATATCTCCATATCTTGCTATCCTATCACTATCTGCTACATCACCAGTTCTATTTAACTGAACAGCGGTGAGCGCTGGGATATTTAATTCTCCAGCCAAATCCTTAAGCTTGGTAGTAACATCACCTAAAACCTGATGCTCTTTACGGTTCCTATCAATCGAAGCGCTACTTGGCTCTTTAAGATAGTCAAACACCATAAGACCTATATTATGCTTAATTTTATATTTCTTATACAAAGCTACTAATTTATCTAAAGAATATCCTGGCATATATTCATGGTATAACAAACCATCTTGTACTCTTTGAACACACTTTTCTAGTATTTCATTATGCTGTTCTGCAGCATATCCTCCATGCTTTATTACTCTTTCTTCTACATTACTTAGTGAGGCTATAACTCGGGGTCTCCATTCGTTAAAAGTGAGCTCAGTGTCTACATACAGCACTGGGGTTTTCATATTATAAGCCACACGTGCTGCTATATTAGTAAGAAACGCACTTTTACCAACCTTTTTTCTGGCTGCTATAATGAATAAGGTTCCAGGAATCATACCATCTATTTGATTATCTAAAACACTGAATCCTGTGCTTAATCCAACTATATCTACAGCATTTTGGCGGCGTTCTTCTATGTATTCCTTCAATCCTTCAGCAAAATCTATAGGCTCTGATACAGCCTTGCTGTCGGTTGACAAGTCTAAAATTCTATTTTCTACTTGCCCTATAAGTTCTACACTCTCTTTGCTAGATTTTGCATCATTTTTAACGCTTTCTATATTATCTTGAAGTATGTTGTACAATCTATACTTTGTACTAGCTTCAAGAACTTCTTTCATGTATAGGCCATAATTTACTTCATGAACTTTCATGTTACATATAGAATGAATATAATCTACGCCACCTAACTGTGGTAAAATTTCCATATCTCTAGCAGTGCTTAAGATTATACTTAGGTCAAACTTTTCTGCTCCTTTGTTTGTTAATTCTTTCATTAAGATGAACATAAATTTATGCTCTGGGTACAGAAAATCATCTTCGGCCATTTTAGAATGTAGGTCATAGAAAAAATTCATATCTTTAATGGCAAAGGATAGTAATGCCCGTTCTTCTTCTGGTTTACAGAATAATTCTTTGTGTTCTGTTAAACTCATTTAGAATATCTTTCCTTTCTTGTTATATACAACTCATTTTCCCTACGAGTCAATTCTCTCTTGAACGTAGTTATCAGTTCCGTTATGGTTTTATCAATACCTTCTACCAATGTTAACTCGTCCTGAAGAATATCCGCCTCCAATTGTGTTTTATCAAGGTTTGGGTCCATCTTCACAATATAATTTACGGCGTCGCCTTTTGTCTTGAATTTTTTTAATATTTCTTTATCAAGATTTACGGAAACGCAGGCGTCAAGGTATCTCTGTTTACCTCTTTTTTGCACTTTTGTCTTATTTATCTCAAATTGTAGGTAGATTAGATACTGTGATAGAGCCAATGTATATTTAGCTATAACGTCACCCTCGGTAACGTCTAGTTTATTACAATCAAATTCAAAAACCTCTTCTACCAAACTTTTATTCACTTTAATATTCGTAAACAACAAAGAATTTTTATCCATTATGACACCGTATCATCGTCCCTTCTCTCGTTTAATGACCGTCTATCTATTACACCTGTACATATCAATCTATGTTCAACAACCTTGCCAGTACGTGAATTTAATACCGGTAAAATATGTGTTTCCATAGGTACAAGATTGCCTGATATATCATAATCTTTGTGTTGACATTGGTCACTGAGTTGGCAATACTTAGATTCTCCAAGCATTGTGCCATCATCTAGACATACAAAATCATAACAATGTTTTTTATATTTTTTAGATGCCTTACTCCTTGTCTCTTCATTTTTTTTAAAAGGATTAATTATATTACTCATTTGTTAATCTCCTGCTGCGCATAGCAGCATCTAGTCGGAATAATTGTATTTACTATTAAATGCTTTGTTCATTTTATCAAAAATTAATTCTTTGGTTATCTTTTCATAATCATATAAGTAAACTAAATGAAGATTATTTTCCTGAACATACATTATCTTTAAGTTGTCTCGAAGTTTTTGAGCTTTAAATGTTTTAACATCGCCGTGAAAATGTCCTACAAATTTATAATGCTGGCTTCCCTGACACTCAAAAAAACACAACAAATCTTTCAAATAGAAATCAAAGAAAAGACGAGTTCCCTTATAATAGACATAGTGCTCCTTTTGAATAACATTTAAAGGGAATGCTTCCTTCAGTATATCGTACAGTGCATTAGATATGCTGCTCATATGCCTCTTTCAGTCCGGTTAAGTCTATAACTTGATCTCTAATGTTATCATAAAAATCAGGATTATCATGCATGTATTCGGTTGCTGCCGCAGTACCATTAGCAAAATTTTCTCCTTCAAAACTATACCAAGAGCCGCGTCTCTCTAACAGCCCGAGCTGCGTGGCAAGGTCCAAACACTCTGCGTGTAAATTATACCCAAAGCCATAAATTAAAGGTATATTAGCAGATCTAAAAGGAGGAGCAAGCTTATTCTTCTTTATTTCAAAAGTAGTATTATGTCCAATTACTTCCCCAGTTATTTCATTAACAATTCTAGACTTCTTAGACTCACCACCTGCAACTGATATTCTACCTGTACAATAAAACGGAAGGGCTTCTCCACCTGTAGTCGTTCTGGGGTCTCCGTATGCGCCTATTTTCATCCGTATTTGATTGATAAAGATAAGAAGTGTATTGGTTTCATTTATTACAGCGGCAAAGCGTCTTGTTGCTTTGGACATCAAGCGGGCCAACAACCCCATGAAATCCTGTCCAATTTCTGCTTCTGCTTCTGCCCTTGGGATAAGTGCGGATACTGAATCTACTACAGCCACGTCAATAGTGCCTGTCTTTAATATTATTTCCAATGCATCTAGGTTATCATCGCCAGAGAATGCCTTAACTGTATGCAATTTATCGATATCAACTCCCATTGCTGTAAACAATGTTGGGTCTGCTGCGTTCTCAGCATCACAGAATACCGCTGACATACCTCTTCTCTGCGCCTCGGCTATGACACTCATTGATAAAGTAGTTTTTCCACCTGAAGGTGGGCCATATATCTCGTACATCCTTCCTCTTGCAAAACCACCTCTGCCCAGTGCTATATCTAATCCAAGAGAGCCGGATGAAATTGTCTTAATGTCCATGTATTCTGGATCGGACATTACACCTACTACATTACCATACTTCTTCTGGATTGTTTTCATTGCCAAATCTAATGTAGTTGGCTGTTCCTTTGGCTGTTCCTTTACCTTTTTCTTTGACATTATATTCCCCCGTCGCTTTCTTCTAATATTCCTGTTACCTTATGCGTTCTATGATATCTTTCCGCAAATATATCCGCCATCATATCATCATAATCTGTAGGCTGTTCGCTTTCTTTTACTAAATCTAATGCCTTATTTATAACCCACTTTGTTTTGGAACTGGCAAAAAATCCAAAAGATATATTCTTTATACCAAGCGTGTTACTATACACCATCACAGCCTTCATTATCATAACGCATTCGTCATATGCTGCTTTTTCGCTTAATTCACCCTGTTCAATTCGCCATTCCAAAAAACGCTTTGCGGCGGCGAAATCATGTTTCTTATCATTACGATATGGCTTTTCATTATCTGGGTAATAATTCTGATACAAAAGGTAGAATGCTTCAACCAGTTTTATTAAGTTATCTACACCAGTTATCTCGTTTATTTTGACAACTCTATAATTTGCGTGTAACAATAAATCTTTACATGCTTCTATTAAGTCTACAGAATTGCCGGAATCAAACATGCTAATCTGGTCCAATTCAATAAGTGCTTCTCTTACATTATTAATGTATTTTTCCATTAACTTCCACCACCAACTGGCATTATTGCTGCTTTTTGGTTCTCAAAATTAGCTGAATCAAATATTAAAGGTGAGGAGGCGCTAGAAAACTTTATTAAAATAATATCATCTGCTATAGGCTCTATAGTTTCCTTAAGAAATCTACCATTTATATCAATTTTAAAATTATCTTTAAAATCTATATCTGTGTCACAGGTGATTGATGCTGATGGGCAATAAAAAGAAAGCTCTCCATCTTTAATTTCAATAGAAAGCCTATTATTATCTGTGTCATCGAGCACATCAAGCATTGGATAGATAGAACTTATAATCTTTTTCTTTTCTACCACTATTTTATTTTCAAATGTATCAAATATGTTTCTGTACACAGGAAACTCGTGGCCTACTATCTTTCTTCCCCAAAAACAGACGTTGTCGAATCTTACTTTGATCTGTTTATCAGAAGTGACATCCCAAAACATCTGAGTTTCTTCGCCCAAAGCTCTTTTAAGTGCCATAACACCGTCATGTCTAAATATAAAGTGTCCCTCTTTCATGCTACTTGGGTTGCTTATTTTATATTCAGATAATAGCCTACCATTCGCTCCTGCAAAATAGATCGAGTCCTTATCAAACTGAATAAACATTCCCTGCAAGACAGTCTTCTGTGTTTGGTTGTGGCCCACAGCATAGACTACCTTACTTATAGCGCTTTTAAAAATACCTGAATTCAAAATAAAACTATCATTCTCAAAGGCTCGTGGTTTCGGGGTTCTGTAACTGTCTAAAGTAGCTAGTTTTAATAATCCTTTAGATACTTTTCCGTCTTCATATATATTATCAACGGATATGGTTATACCTTTTTTAGTATCTTTGATTAAAAAATCTTTGGCGCCATATGTATCAGACCATGGGTTATACGAAGTTACAAAAGAGACTATTTTACCATATTTAATAACGGATTCTCCAGGAGATAAAACTTCTGCGGGGCTCTCAACCTCTATAGAGGTAAGAGTGTTTGTGGTAAGAAATTTTACTTTATCATTTTCTGCTTCTATGCTAATTCTTTCTGAAATATCGTCAGAATTTGGCTTCGCTGAAACTCCTAATAATCTTATGGCTCTCTGCAATTCTACTGTATTAATTCTAAATTCCATTCATAATTCCTTTCATATAATTGTTATGCGTTATTATCCCTCTATATATATTATAGTACAAAAAATA